CCACCACTGACCACACGTGCAGTGTACCGTCAGGTGCATACACAACTGTGCACTGTACCCACAGGTACACACACACCCCATCCACTCACACACGCGCGGTACCTGTACACCACAGACACAAGGTCGTATACCGTCTCCACCTAACCTCGCCCGCTCTGCCAGTTGCGCCGTACTGTGGTGTGCCAGTTCACTGGCGCCCGGTATCCAGGTGTCACATGGTAGGGCTGACTCCACCCACCGCGCCCGTCTCACCGGGGCGCACAGCGCCAGGCGCCACTGGCACACAGCACACCCGTGACCCGGCAACGCGATCCCCGACTGGTACCATATACCCTACCGTCTATGGGACCCAGTGGGTATGGGGTGAGGGGGAACTGGGGGTGCGGTAAAAGGGTGGTGACTGGGGCACAGGTTACTGGTGGTGGGTGTGTGGCGAAGCCCCCGTGGGGCGCAGTCCCCCTAAATCCCCCAAGCGAGTTGGGCTGTGATCCAGTGGTCGCTGCCCGGCGAGTAGGCCCGGTTAGTTCAGGGCTATTCCCGTCAGCGGGGGCCTATTTGGCCCTCAGGGGGAGAGGTGGACTGTTGCACCTGACTCGAGGCTGGTGGTATCCGTACCCGCCTTCACGCTGCGGCGGTTGTTGGACCTGCCAGTGTGTGTCAGGAACCGGGGGGTCTGTCTAACCTTATGGTGGCCCCGGTGGTGGGTTGCCCCACGCACTATCCGGTCGTCCCACAGGCGTCACGTGCCTGTTAGTCTCCGGCTGCCCGCTTGTCCCGTGATCGCCACGGGGTTGCCTGGTCCGGTGGGCTGCTTCTGGCCGGGGACGTGCTGGCTTCCGGTGAGAGTGCGGCGGGAGCCACCAGGCGTGTTGTGCACGAGTTGAGGGCAGGGTAGCATGGGTGAAAAGTGAATGTCAAGGGGGTGTGGCATGAGGCGGTTCAGGGGCAAGGTGATGAGAGGGGACTCCGAACCGAAGGCCCGGGTATTGCGGTGGTGGGAGAAGGACAGGGCGGAGTTGATGGCGGATTTCGGGTCTCAGGCACGGGTGGTGAAGGTGTTGTTGGAACAGGAACGGAGTACCGCGGCGGGGAGTGGAGTCCGGGAGACGGTGGAGAGACGGTTGGTGCTGATCGAGCAGGTACTGGAGGCGTGGCCGCCGGTCAGTTGAGGGCAGCGAATGTCTTGAGGCAGTCAGAACAGAGCACAACAATCTGGCAAGTGGGGAGTCCGAGCACGGAGATCGGAGAAGGTGCAGAGTGCCAGTGATACGGTTTCCCCTTGACGCCACACACGGCCCCACACAGGCTGCACAGGGGCAGAAAGACGGGCGGGGTCATGGGCGGTGTTTCTGCATCTGGAGGCGGGCTTGAAGGGACTCGATGCGTTCTAAGGTAAAACTCGCCCACGTCATGGGCGGAAAGGGACGGTCCCGTGCGGTGTCCATGATCTGGAGCGCGGGACAGGGCGGGAGCTCGCCCTCCGGTTCTCGCCCTGGGAACGCGAAGTGCCAGACCCCATCGTACCAACAGGGGACCGGGTTCCCCTGCACGAGGCGCTGTCGGGACCGGGCCGAGACCGCCCGACCGGAGAAGTGGAACCCCGTCATCCGAGCACCATCGATCTGCGCGGCGTGCGTCTCCAAATGACTAACATTTTAGCGGTGTCGGCTGGGCACAGAGGGGCCCAGGGGGGGCCCTCTGTGAGCGCGAGTGACGGCAGGACGGGAGCGGGTGGACGATGGGCGGCGGCCAGCAGACAGGCCCGGCGATCGGCATAGCGGAAGTCGAGATAGGCCAAGAGCCACGGATAGGAGAACCGTATCTGGCGTCCAGTCGGCCACGAGACCGGCACTTTGCCACGCAAGGCGAGTGTCCGGAGTCTCCGCACAGGGACTCCGGTGAGGGACGCTGCCTGGCCGAGAGACACCCATTCGTACCGCATGGTCAGTTGAGCACCTCTGGTGCCCAGGGGAAGAGCACACCGAGTCGGTCGCAGGCGTCACGCCAATGGAACAAGGTGGGACGGACCTTCATGCCGAAGTACGCATCATCACCGAGTGTGGCGAGCTGGATGGCGATCACCGACTCCGCACAGAGATGGCAGAGCGCGATGTCCCGCAGATCCGCGGGCCGCCGGGGGTGCTGCACGCGCAAGAGTCCGCTGCGGGTCATCCGAGCCCCTCGATCTGCCACGGCGCCCAGGAGGGAAACCGCGGGGCAGGATAGGCGAGTAACCACAGGTCTTGCTGCCTCGCCATGTGTGACTGAGCGCGGAGAGCCGCCAGGTCGTCTCTCTCCTGCCGATACCGCGGCACGGGACGCGGGCCACAGTACAGGTTGCCGGCCCAGGCGCGGTCGGCTTCCGCCTCGTCCGCGGCCTCTTGCGTGAGGCGCAACTCCTGTTCTTGGCGGAACTGGTGGTGCTCTAGAGACAAGGGGAGCCTGGTCCCGCAACAGCGACACGTGGTGAAGTCTTCCTCGTTCTGGGGCCAACGCGGATCATGGGGTCCCTGGAACCAGCAATGGAAGCGGCAGAGCTGAGTACGGAGCCAGTGCATGGGTCAGTCCTCCTGGAAGGTGGCAAAGCGTGCGGGGGGTTCCCCTTGCCGCCAGAGGTGCAGCACCAGTTTCCCAGCCTGAAGATCAGCGTCGAGACGATACTGCTGGCGAAACGCCTGCACACTGAGATGCAACAGCATGGCACAGCCGACCTCGACACCGCGGCTGAAAAGGACGAAATCCTGGGGAGTCGAGAGGGCGATGAGACTCATGATGTGATCCAGAGCACGATGAAATAGGTGGCGAAGGCCGTGATGCCTACCGTCAGCGCCCCAGTTAGAAAGCCTTCTTTCCACTCCTTCATGGCGACAAACACCATACCATACTTGACTTGCTCTGTCAATTCGTGATAATCTGTCTGAACCATGCCGGAACCGCTGATGACCACGAAGGAAGTCGCCGACTACCTGAACATGACCGTCCATGGCTTGAAATGGCTGCGGTATCACAGGCAGGGACCCACCTGGCTGAAACTGGGGATGGGCAAGAACTCTGCGGTGCGCTACCGGCGGAAGGATGTCGAAGCGTGGATGCAGGAGCGAAAGGGGACCAGGGATGAACGATGAATACCGACTCACGCCACAGGAATGGAGTGCCCGCCGGTTCCAGGCCGCGCTGGCCCTGTGGCCGGTGTGTTATCACCAGGCACGGAGCACAACCCCGACAATGGAGACGGATGGCAGGAAAGCTGCCAGGCAAGCGGTGTGGGCCGCCGATGCCCTGCTCGCCGAGCTGGAACCGCAGCCGGCAGCCCAAGCGCACCCCGTCACGGCACAGGACGTGCGCGAACAAACGCTGGAACAACTACTGCGGGATGCGGTCAGTTACTTCAGACCCGGTGGGGAGCATGGACCCCTCATCACGGCCTGGCTGAAACGCGCCAACAAGGTGCTGGGAGACCAGCCATGAGCCTCCAGTGGCACGATCAGGAACTCGTCACCTGGAAGCGCACGGTCCTCTTTTGCCCCGTGTGCGGCCAACAGGGACTCGTCTGCACGAACCCCTCCCCAGGATGGGATGGAGAGGAACCGGAATACTACTGCCCCCATGGTCCGCACGGCGTGAGTCTGGGGGTCTGGCCTGACAGGCAAACCCAGGAGGTTGCCGCGGGGTATGCCCGTTTTCTGGAGCTCGAAGCGGGGGCGACACCCGTGGAAACCTTTGACCCACCTGGCACACCGTTTGAAGAGGTATTGCTGAATCAGTACGCCGAGAAGGTGCGAGCCACCTTACTGCATCCCCCCGCACTGGTCACATTACTGAACACCCCCCCAGCTTGACATTCTGAAAAACCAGGTGTAACGTCTCCGCACCAGAGACTGTACCGCACGGGACAGGTGTCCCAACGGGTACATCTCTGGAGGCGGAGCACCGGTGGCCGGAAAGTTCGCAAGACCAGAAGTCGTCTGGGGCACCCCACAGTTCCAGCAGTTCGTCCATGAACCGCCGGAGATCACCCCGGCACTCCAGCAACTCCTCGACCAATTCTCCGCCACAGAAGAAAGTGGCCGGGATCAGTGGTGGCCCACCTACTTCCAGCAACAGAACCGCCCAGATCAATCGGCGTTCCTGACGCAACTGCTCGCGACCTTTACCCGCGAAGAGTTCCGCCGCCGTGGTGCTGTCACCGTGGTGGAACCCGCCATTTCGGATATCCCCACCGTGGCGATCAGCATGGGCATTATGCCCGCCACACTGCGCCAGTGGTTGCAACAGAATCCGGTGTTCCATTTAGCGTTCTACTGTCAACACGCCCGCTATCGCGCTCGGATCCTCGCCTTTTGGAGTATCCGGTCCCCGGCGTGCGTGTCCAACTTCATCCCGGATCTCCTCTGCCTGCAAAAAGGCCAGTCCATGACGCCCACCCAGTCGCTCCAGGATGACATCGAACGGGAGCGCTTGCGCGTCGTGGAGGTCGCCCAAGCCTAGAAAGAAGCGGCTCATGCCCACCAAAGTCGTGCAGCACGGCAAGGGGTGTCAGGTGGTGAACTCCCTCACCGGGAAACGCTATTCGAAGAAACCGACCTCGTGCCGAAAAGCGCACATCCAGAAGTGGATTATTGACCAGGCCACAAAGCACGAACGGTAAGTCCCCGCTCCGGCGGGTATTCAGTGTCCCCCAGAGGGGGCGGGAGGTGTAGCACTATGTGTCGTGGACCGATGAAGCAGAAGGGCAAAGGGAAGGGGAAGGGCAAGGGGAAGAAGGGGCTGTACCGTATCGTCCTGCTCGCGGCTCTCCTGTTGACCGGATTGACGGGCGGCGCATGGGCGCAAACCAGTGTGGACCTCAATACGTCCAACCGGCTCTCAGGGACGTATGCGTTTACGGCGCCGCTCACACGCGGCGCGACGTTTGAACTGGCAGCCAATCTCAAGGATGCGACCCGGGTGTATGCCTGGGGTCCGGATGCCGGCCAGGTCGCTTTTGTGACCCAGGTACGCATTCTCCTGACGGATGCCGCTGGCACGCCGACGCCGACACTCTTGGGCACCAGCACGGTCGCGGCGGGCACTCCAGCGATACGGTTGGTTCTGGCCAACACAGAGGCAGCGGTCGCCAAGGCGGTGGGCACCACGGCGACGCCTGCGACGACCTGGAATACGTTTAGGTTGCGGATCGTCAGGGAGCTGACGGGTGCGAGTCCGGAATACAGCTGGGATAGCACCTCGACCATCGCGACGCTCGGCATTAAGACCAATGCCGATCTGCTGAAGTATGGGTTCCTGCCCTCCGGGTTGCAGGCTGCCTCGACGGCCACCGCCGTCTACTGGCAAGCGTACACGAAGGACTTCAGTACGATCCTGAACCGGCGCCCGATGGCGGGTGCGCAGGAACTGCCGCTCCTGCCGGGATTACGTTTGCTGGGCGACGATTCACCGGGCCGGCCCACGGATAGTGACACGAACGGCGACGCGCTCTGTCTCATCTGGCCGCCCTCCTTCCCGGGTCAGTTGTTCAGTTCGTTTCAGGTCTTTGTGGACGGGTACTACTTCCTGGCCGCATCGGACTGACAATGCGGGCCTATGGGCGCTATCGCTTGCCGGAAGTGCCAGGGACACGCGAAGTGCTCTGGCGACGGGCTCGCTTTGTCCCGCATCGGGGTCAGCGCGCCGCGACCGCCGCGGCAGAAGGCAAGCGCCTGGTCTTTGTGACCAGCGGGAACCGCGGCGGCAAGTCCGAATGGGCGGGCCGGTATGCGGTGCCCGTCCTGTGGTATGACGGGAGCTACGTCGCCATCGTCCCGCCGGTGGCGGAACAGGGCACGTACGAATACCTCTATGTCACAGAATCCTATCGCCGGATTCTCGTGAACCAGGACGGCGACGCCATCCGCTGGCCAAAAGATGTCTATATGCCGAGCCAGGGCCGGATGGAATGCCTCCTCCCTTCGCATCAGAAAGGCCGGATGGGGGCCACCTGTAAGGTCCGCTCCGCGCAGACGCCCCGGCACCTGGAAGGGTTCAGCGCCGATCTGGTCATCGTCGCGGAAGCCGGCTTGATTCCCCACGATGTGGTCCGCAGTGTCCTCCTGCAACGGATCATGGACTGGAACGGGCAAATCCTCCTGCCCTTCACACCGAAGGGGTACAACTGGGCCTATGAACTCTTCTGCCAGGCCAAGGAAGACCCGGCGCTGGATGCGGCGGTGGTGGGTCCACTGCCCACCTCGGATAACCTGGACCGGGCGATCTGTTATGCCTGTCAGACAGAACTTCGGTTGGACGATGGACTCCATCCGGAACCGGGCTGGATCTGTCCAACACCCACCCAACCGCCACCCCGGCAAGTCTGCCGCTGTGGGGAAACCTGGATGGAAGCGGAAGCGGATGAACAGGGCTACCCCTTCGTGGCCCGGACGAATGGGACCCGGGTGGGGGTGACGGTCGAGTTCATCGAACACGCCCGGCGGATTCTGCCGGCCTCGATGTTCCGCCAGAACTACGGCGGGGAGTTTGTATCGCTGGAAGGACTGGTGTTCCCACAGTTTGATCCCGCCCTGCATCTGGTGGCCGAAGCGGACGTCCCCTGGGAGACCTTACACACCTGGCCCTTCTACACGATCACGGACTTTGGCTGTAAGGCCCCCTTCACGACCCTGTGGATGACCCTCTCCCCGGACAACGTGCTGTACATCTATGACGAGTACGCGCAATCGCAGCGGCCCTTCCGGGAACACGTCTTGGCCATGAAGGACAAGGAACAGGGGACCCCCCCCTCAGCGCGCAAGGGCTATCGGGTGTATGAACATGACGCGCAGTCTCTGCTGGAACTCGTCACGATTGGGAATGAGTTGCGTTACCCGATGTCCGGGGTGTTAGCCAGTAAGGCGAAACGCGATGGCATTGAGGCGTGTTATGACCGTCTCGCCATCAGCGCCAATGGCCAGGTCCGTCTGCGCGTGGTCAAGGAACGCTGTCCGAATTGGGTGCGGCAGATCAGTACGTGGTGCCATACGGGCCGGGCGGAAATGGCGATGTCGGAACGGGTGTCGGACCACGACAACGATAGTATGGACTGTTTCTGCTATGGCGCTCTCGAAAGCCGGAAATGGAAGGTGCCCGCCCAGACGACGGCACCCCGGATTGTGAATTACCAGGATCGCACGCGTTTCCGTCCGGCCCGTCCGGTGGAACCCACACTGCGGACAGGTACCGGGATTGGCTTGGTGAATGGGCGATGGGGCTACTGATCGGTGCCGGAGGTGGCGTGTTGCTGGTGATGGCGCTGCTGGTCGCTGCGGATCACTGGTTGCGAGCCTGGACCCGCAGGATGGACCGGTTGATGGTGCGGCAGGCGCGCTCACTAGATCGGGTGACGGCGCAACTGGCCGTGATCCAGTTGCAGCAGTTCCAACGGGAGGAGTCGGAAGCCGTGCGGCTCGCCCGGTATACCATCAACCGGTTGTTGCCGGAACCACCGGCTGTCCCGACGGGATCGGTAGCCTCGGCCAACACCCAGAGTTTCCGGCCGGGAGAAATGGTCGCAGAAGAGGAGCAACCCTTTGCCCTCTCGGTGTTAACAGGGACACATCATCATGGCCAGTGATACTTATATAGATAGTCGGCCTCAAGCCCTCAGCGTGAGTCAGATGCCGCCGGAGCATCGGCGGATCGTGGACTGGATGGAACGGTCCTGGGTCGAGAACATTCACGGGCGCAACACCCTGGCCTCGGAATGGGAACGGAACATCCGGTTTGTCCGGGGGGAACAGGACATCAAAATCACGAATGGGCAGGTCCATCGCTATGAACCCGGTGAAGGCGAAGACTTCTTCATGGTCAACCACATCCGGGTTGTGCTCGAAGTGGCGGAAGCCAAAACGTCCGTGGGGAACCTCCAACTGGAAATCACGCCGCAAACCGCTGACCGGCTGGATCGGGAAGAGGTGGAGAACGCGAGTATTGCGATTCAACACGCCTGGCAGATGCTCCGCATTCAGGAACTCTCGCAGAAGCTCAAACGCTGGACCTTTGCCACGGGCACCGCGCTCTATCACGACTTCTGGAATCCCCAGGGCGGGAAGGCTATCCAACTGCCCCTGATTACAGACACCGGGGAGATGGCACCGGGCGGTCCGACATTCTGGGAAGGGGCTTTGGGCGTCAAGGTCTATACGGCCTTTGAACTTTTTCCGTGTCCCGGGTATGACGAACTCGACGAGATGCCCTATTTTGACATTCTCACCTACCATCCCATCGCGATGGTGCGTCAACGCTACCCCGATTTTGTGATTCGACACGGGGAGGCCCAGCAGCCGCCGGAACTGCGTATTCTGGATGAACTGCGCGGTGAAACGGTGACGCCAGAAAAGGAAACCCGTCTCGCGATCCTGCACCGCTGGATCAAGCCTTTCCACGCTCCGGAACACATTGTGGGGGAGACGATGCCCACGGGCGGCGTCATCCGAATTGCCAATGGGCAGTTACTCTTGGAACCGCAGCAGCCCCAGGCGTATATCCCGGCGGAACCGCAACCAGACGACCAGCCGTTTGAGTACCCCTTCAGCGAACTGCGGGACCAGGTGGTGCATGGCCGCTTTTTCGGGCGTGGCCGCGTCTCCGATATGATCTCGCCCCAGGTGCAGTATAACCAAATCCTCAATGATCGGGCGCGCTTTCGCGCCCTGACGGCGTGGGCCAAGATCCTCTATCCCTCGACGATGACGGGGATCAACGAAGCGGACCTCTGTTCCCCGCGGCGGATGGGGGCCTTTCAATATCACCCCAGTTCCAATACCTCATCCGGTCCCGTCCAGATGATTACTCCCCCCTCGTGGCCTGGCTATGCGGACGCGGAACTGCTCCAGTCACTGGAAGACCTCCGCATTACGGGTGGGGTGACGGAACCTTCTCTTGGGATCGAACCGCAGCGTGTGGACTCGGCGCGGGGCGTGATGGCCCTCCAGCAGGCGGATGAAAACAAGCTCGTGCCCTTTGTCCACCGGTTCAAGACGTGCCATGAACGGCTGGCCAGTCATCTCCTTAATCTGGCTCACGCCCATTACACGACGGAACGGTATCTCCGCGCCGGCGGCGCGGAAAGCGCTATGCGGGCGCATGCGATTTCCAGCCAGACGCTGCCGCGCTCGGCGAGGGTCCGGGTGATTCTGGATAGCATCTTCCCATTGACCCTTCAGGGCAAGCTGCAACTGCTCGGACAAATGGCCAACGTGGGGTTGTTTAACAAGGATGACCCGATGCACCAGCAGAGCGCTTCGGAGTTCATTGAATACCTGTCGCCACGGAACACCTTCGATCCGTTGCGGACGTTCCGTCGGAAGGCGGAAGAGGAAAACATCCTACTTCTGCGTGGAATGCCAGTTCCCATCTCACCAGGGTTGGAAAACCCCTATATCGAGCTTCCCATTCATCTCTCGGCGGCAAACAGCGCCGAATATCGGTTGTTGCCACCGCCGCAACAACTGCCGTTGGCACGGCACATCGCGGATACCCAAACCCTGATCGCGATGGAACAGGAACAGGCGCGTCAGGCCGCCTTAGAAGCGTTTGCGCACATCCCCAACGCAGAACCCGCCCCGGAGGGGGCGTCTGGAGAGACAAATCAGGGTTCGCAGTCCGCACGGGTGGAGGCCCGCGCGGGGAAAGGTGGTTCGTAATGGCTGAAGAACGTGTGACCTTGGAGGCCCCAGGGACCGCCGTGACCGCGGCGCAGGTGGTGGAGACCACGGCGCCGGATTTGACGGCATCTTTGGTGGCGGAGCTGACACCGCCGGTAGTGGAGACCGCACCAGGAGAGGCGCCTCCGATACCGAAAACTCCGCCGCAGGGACCGGATGGGAGGTTCGTGTCTCCGTACAACGAGGAGGAAGTCCGCAAGCTGGAGAGCGTGCGTGACGAAATCCGTGCGGCGGCGGCGGAACGGCGTCAGGAACGCGAAGCGGCCTACCAGGCCAACGTCAAGCTGGAACAGACCCAGCAACGCCTGGAAGAAATGCGCCGCGTGATGTCGCAGCCGGCACCATCCCCAGCGCCGGCGGCCGTGCAGACTGCTGAGCCAGGGCCGGCGCCCGTGTTGTCTTGGGAAGACGCCCAAGATGAACGGCGTATGGCGCAATGGCAGCAGGATTATGCCGCCTGGATCGAGGCACGGTCGGAGCGCAGGAATGCGGACCGGGTGTTGCAACTCGTGGAAGAACAGGTCGCTCCTGTCCGTCAAGCCTTGCTCCAGACGGAACAGCAGCGGCAGCTGACGGCGTTACACCAGCATCTGGCCAGCCGCTTAGCGGCCCATCCGGAGGCGGATCAGGACTACGTGATTCGTCACGTGGATGCCCGTCATGCCCAAGAACCCTCGCGGCCCTTGGATCAACTCATTGACCAGTTGGTCGAAGAGTCTGTGGATCACCGGCGTGACCAGTATCCGCGCTTGTTGGAACATGCCGATCCGGTATTTCTTGCTCCGGCGCTGAAAAGCTATCTCCAAGGGACCAAAGACCCGGCTCTGCGCCGGATGCTGATTGAGGTCGCCCAGCAGTGGGCGACAACACCGAAGCCCGGTGGCTCGCTTGCACCGGTGGAAGCGGGAGCGACCCCGCCCCCGTTCACGCCCCCGCCGCGTCAGACGATAGACGGCCAGGCCCTGGTTGAGGAATTGAACCGGCTGGCCCAGGCTGATGCGCGGACGGGATTGGGACGGGTAGCCTAAACCGAAAGGATGATGTCTGATGGCTGCACCAGAAGTCAGTCTCGTCGTCAATCAAGGCCGCGTGCGCACTGCGTTTGAAAATCTCCTCAAGCGCGTCGAACTGTGGCATGACATGCAAGACCAGCTTCATGACGAGCAACCCCTGACCCGCTACATCAGCGGCAAGTTTGATGTGCGGGACCGGGTGGGCGGTCTGGGTTGGGAGATGATGATCAAACGGTCGAGCGCGGCGGGGTTGCGGATGTACCCCAGCAGTGACACGACGGCGCCGAAAGCCACGAAGGGTCTCGAACAGGCGTTGCAAGGCGGCTGGTTCACCATTGATGGCATTGCCCGGTGGACCACGCGGGATATGCAACCGCCTCGGGGAGAACTCAGCGGCTGGGCTTCGGCGCAGATGGACCAGATGAAGGACCTCCGGCGGATGCTGTCGGATGGTATCCAGGAGTCCTACGTCTCGAACGGCGATGCCGTGATGGGATGGGCGAATAAAGCCGCTGGTTCCACGGCGGTCTTCTCCATCCGCAAGGACAAAATCTGGAACTTCATCCAGCGCGAAGGCACGTTGTGGGATATTGACGACGATGCCGACGGCACGATGGAGATTCTGGGCACGGAGTTGCAGTCCGTGGATTGGACGGTGGACCCGCCCACGGTCACGTTCGCTGACGCGAGTGCGGCGGCGGCCATCACGGACTACACCATCAAGATCCGTCCGCACGGATCAAGCAGTACGGGGCCGCAGGGTATCCCGCTCGTGTTTGATACGAGTGCGAGCTACCTGAATGTGAGTAGCCGGACGACCACGGGCAAGTGGTTTGCCGGGCGGACCTGGAGCACGCCGTACACGATCAGCGGCAGCGGTGGGTTGGGCAAACACTACTTCACACGGGTGTTGCGC